AGTCGAACCGCTCCCTATGGGCGTGGCTGGCAACCGAGCCATGCTCTTCAAAGCGGCGACAAGCCTCCCCGACGATGTTCTTGCTGGATTGCCAGACAGCGTGATCGTCAAGGGGCTGGTGTCGTCGGAGCTGCGTGACATCGAAGGCGAAGTGATTCGCCAGGACGGGATCGACTGGTCTTGGTTCATGAAGTACGGCCGTCTGACATACGGCCACCCGGCCACGAACAAGAACACGATCGGCTCGCCGCGCCAGCTTCTGAAGGCCCGTCTTGAGGACGGCACGCCGGCGACCTACCTCGAGGGCAATCTGTGGCTGCGCAAACCGCTTGGGCTCCAGGCCTACCTGGATCATCAAGCAGCGCTTGCCGCTGGAGATCCTGGCATGGGGTTTTCGATCGAGGGCAACGCGCTTGAGCGCGACAAGAACGACCCGCGCATTGTGTGCAAGGCTATCGTGTACACGGTGGCGATTGCGTTCCAGCCGATCAATCCGGTTACCACGCTTGATCCTATCTCGCTTGTTCAAGGGATTGCCAAGGCTCTTGGCATGTCGAACAACGACCTTTCGCAGATCGATGAGAACATCACAGGCTTCGATCTCGGAGAGATCTTGCGTGGACTGGTGAGATTGTTTTCGCCTTCCAAGATGAATAAGGCACAATCCACTCGCGACATGCTGTTGCGTGGCGTAAGTGATGACGATCTAAGAGCCCTTAGAATCCTGCGCAAAAACCCAGATATCACCTTTGCCGATGCGGCCTGTTTGGCCGTGGCGCACAAGCAAGGAACCAAGCCATGAGGAAGACTGAAAAGCAGCTTCGCGCCGAGTACGAGGCGCAGGGACTCTCCGAGGCCAACATCGATGCGCTCGTCAAGGCTCACAAAGCCGCCGCTTTGCTCGACGATGACGACGAGGACGAGCGCGACGATGAAGAGGATGAGGATGAGGATGAGGGCGACGAAGCCGATGAGCTCGACGACTACGGCGATGCGGTCGCGAAGGCGCGTCGCTTGGCTGCTGCCAGCTTGGCGAAGGCCGAAAAGATCAAGACCGAGGTCTACATGGTCACCGAGCCGCCGGCGGATGGCTCGCCCGAGCAGCGCAGCGCGTACGAACGGACGCCGCATTGGGATTCCGATGTCGACATTGACGAGATCGATGCGGCTGAGGTCCTCAAGGACATCGTGAAGGCGGCGGGGAATGAAACCCTGCGAGAGATCCGAGCGGGCTTGGACGCCATGTTCAAGGCCCAGACCAAGCAGTTTAATCAGCTTGCAGAGCGGTTCGAGCAGCGCTTGAAGGCGCAGGATGCGATCCTGGACTTGCTGGTCGAGAACGACGGTAGGCTCATAAAGGCTGCACGCAAGTCGCGCGAGCGCATTGACAACATCGCCAAGGCGCTTGACGTTACTCCGGTAGCTCGTCGCCCGAAGTACACGGTCGAAGACGTCGTCATCGACGGTCAGCGCCCCCTGCCGCTGTCGTCGACATCTCGGTTGTCCGCCATCGACCGTCACGAATTGGAGGGATGGGTCCTTTCAGAGATGGACGCCGTCCGCAAGTCCGGAGCAATCGGCGGTGCCGAGCGCGAGCGCTTGGCTGCGCTCGCCAAGGCGATCGAGGATCTCGATGCCGGCGAGCCGGCCGAGTTTATCGCAAATGCCGTGGGCTACAAGCCCGCTCGCTAACAACAAGACGCCCAGAAGTGCACGAGGAGAGCAACCATGTACATGAACGTAATTGAGCACGACCGGCTTTCGAGCGCCAAGGCCATGCTCGAGCTCAAGAAGGCCGCTTCTGAGGCGAGTCGGAAGGCGAGGCTCGCGAAGGCGGTCTCGACGGTCGGCACTGATCCGCTGGCCCGTGACAACGACATTACGGTCTTCATGCCTGAGGACCTGCAGAAGTTCTGGACCGCGGAGACGGTGCGGAACACTGACATCGTCATGAGCCGCAAGTTGGCGGTGGTTCCTGCCTACTCGACCGTCCACAAGTGGGTCACGGTCGAGGAATACGGTGGGCGTTACACGACCCATTTCTTCGCCGAGGATGGGAGTCTGCCGGCTGTCAACAAGACGAAGGCCAGGGATGGCGAAGTCACGCTCAAGCTCTTCGGTGAGCGGCGCCAGATTGGCAACCTGGTTGAGGTCGTGGGGCAGATCGGGAACATCAACCCGGCCGGCCCGCCGATGATCAGCCGCTCCGGCCGCGCTCGTGAAACGGCGAACGCGATCCGCGCTGAGGTCATCGCGTACGAGCACAACACGTTGTGGGGCGACTCCGCTGTCGACCCGCTTGAGTTCGACGGCATCGTCAAGCAGATCAAGCAGAAGGGCGTTGTTGGACTCAACGTGCACGATCTTCGTGGAGCTCCGCTGACCTTCGGCCGCTTGCTCAAAGACATCATGCGTCTTCGCAGCAAGCCCTACTCGGCTCGGATCGAGGAGATCCTTCTCACGTCTACGCAATGGGCATCGCTTGCGGTTGAGGCGAGCGATTCGGCGCGTTGGATGCGGTCTGGTGCAGAAGGGATCAAGATCGGCGATGGGTGGACTTTCAACCCTGTGTCCATGCACCTGATTTCGCCGTTTGGCGACAAGACCGTGTTCACGATCGTCCAAGCCCTGGCCCCTGAGATTGCGCTTCCAACCGTTGCGGAGGGTTCGCCGCCGAACACGCTTTCCTACAGCGACGTGACAAGCATCACGGCTGGTGGCTCTGGCTCTCAGTTCGCCGCGTCTGACGCTGGCGTCTACAAGTACGCGATCAAGGCTGTCTTCCGAACCGGCAGCCCCGTTCACTTCGTGACACCCAACATCACGGTGAACGCTGGGCAGTCTGTGACTTGCGTGATGGCGGACTCGTCGTTCCCGGTGGTGTGGTACGATATCTGGCGTACCGACAAGACCGGCAATCTGAGCACCCTCGCGCCGCTTTTCCGGACGCCTGCGAAGAACGTCTCTGGTCACACGGAGTGGACGGATTCCAACGCGCTTCTGCCCGGCAAGGAGACAGTGCTTGCGTGCCAGTTCTCCGAGCACGCGATGTTCCGAGCTGAGCTTCTTCCACCGGTGTCGTTCCCGATCCCGTACGCAGGGTTCGCGAAGGACTTCATCATCGCGCGATGCGACGCGCCGGCGGTCAATCACTACAACCGCCAGCTTTGCTACTACAACGTCGGTTCGAACACGATCTAATCGCAATCCCGCGCAATGCGGGTGTTTCTCACGACGCCGCGGTCAGGGGTTTCTTGGTCGCGGCGTTTCCACAACGGGAGATGATGAATCATGGCCAAGAAGCCTGAGAAAAGCGCCGCGCCGCAGGTGCAGAAGCTAGACCGGTCCGCGCTGCATCAGTGGCGGTTCATCGGCGAATATGATGACCCTATCGTGATTGTCGGTGACTTTGAGCTATCGCTCGATGCAGAGGGTTTTGTCACGACTCCCATCCCCAACGAGCGCGTGGAGGCTTCGCTGAAGGCGAGCCCCATGTTTGAGTTGGTGGCGATGAACAACGATGCGCTTTGGCAAAAGCGGCTCGAAGAGAGCCGAGAGCGGGTCAGGGCAGCGGCAAACGCCAAGCTCGAGGCCGAGCGGTCGGCTATCCGCGCAGCCGAGTTTCTGCGTCTCGTCGAGGAGCAGCACAAGCAGCTCGAAGAAGAGCAGGCGAGGTTCAAAGCCGCGCTTGAGGACCCCGCCCAGTTCTTCGAGGGCGAATGATGCGCCGTGAAGGAGGTAGAGTGTGCTCACGCCGTGTGCATTGCCACCTGGGCTAGATGCCAATTGGCTTCGGCGCACCTATCTCTTTGGCGTCAATCTGACCAACGACCAGGGCAAGCCGTATCCAGACGAGATCTACACGCAGCAGATCCAAGCCGCGTGCGAGCTCTTGCAGGGCGATCTGGGGATTCAGATCATCCCGCAGAGCTTCGTTGCTGAGCCATACGACGTCTCGCTGACGCATTCGCCGCGGTACCAGCTCAAGCTGAGACATCGGCCGGTGAGAGAGATCACGAAGTGGGTCTTTCGCTATGGCCAATCGCGCGTTGAGCTCGACCCCAGCAAGATTGTCGTCCGGTATGGACCGGGTGGGGAAGCGGAGGCATACCTTCGCGCGACGGTGCCGGGGCTTTGGGACGGCTATTACTGGTTCCCGGCCTACACGGGATTTCGTCATGGAGCGATCCAGGCTCACATCGAGCTCGACTACCGCGTTGGCTTCGACCGTGTTCCTGCCGCAATGGCTGACTGGATCGGCCTGAAGGCATCGATCTTGGCTCTCGACACGGCCGGTGACCTCATCGCTGGCGCGGGCATTGCCTCGAAGTCGATTGGGCAGGACGGTCTTTCGCAGAGCATCGGCACGACGAGCTCTGCGACCAACGCTGGCTACGGGGCGCGGATCAAGAGCTATCTCGACCGTTTGCCGGCGCTTGAGGCCACGTTGCGTGCCATGTACCGAGGCCCGCGCTTTGCCGGGATTTGAGGGCACGATGGCCGACCCGATCGACCCGATTGTCTCGTGGGAGCTCACCAAGTATGCGCCCCGAGTTGACTTCGACCCCAGGGAGTTTCGGGGGCAGATCCAGAAATGGGGGCATCGCGTTCGCTGGGAGCGTGCTTCGCGTTGTCCTTGCGGCATGGTTTACGAAGGCGTCACCGACGGGTACACGGTGCGCACCAAGGCCGGAAACGTGGATTGCCCAAACGGCTGCCGTGGCACGGGCTACTTGTACGGAGCGCCTCAAGAGATCCGGGCGTTGATCAACGACGCGAGTGGAGACAAGAAGCTCCTCCAAGCGTTCGGAGAGCGCGCTTTTGGGAGCGTGCGGATCACGACGCTTCCTGAGCATTTGCCTGGATGGCGTGACCGGTGCATCGACCTTGACGGGATTCGTGTCTTCAAGCACGAGCCACGCAAACGGACTGGTACCGTCGAGGTC